GCTACGACAGTGGTGAACTTCATTGGTCGTCCTTTATGACAGCGGTTAGGGCAAAGTGTAGGACGACTCCGACGATGGTACCCCAGATTGCGGCGGCCTTTGTGGAGCCACCCAAAGTGATGATGACGTACCACGACCCGAGCAGGGTTAGTGGCAGTGCCCGTAGTTCTGATTTCATCAGCGCCTCCTAGCGCGTGTAACGGACACGGCCTGCAGGGCTGTAGTGACGATTATGACGGTTTGTGCCTGCATTGGGGTGACGCCCGGTGCGAGCTGTGCGCGGATCACTTGAGCGGCGCGTGTGGCGCGGGTATCCGCAAGCATGACGGTGGTTTGCGTTACGGTGCTGGTCGTTTCTATCGGGAGGGATGATGTGGAAGAAGTCGACGTTTGGCTGGTGCTTGCGGTTGGTTGCGTTGTGCTCGGCTGGTTGGTGCTTGTTGTCGGCTGGTAGGTCGTCGTGGGTGCGGCGTTGGGCACCGTGGGCGGGATCGTGGTTGTCGTGGTGGGGGCAGCGGTCGTGGTTGGAGCTGCGGTTGTTGTTGTGGCGGGGGCGGTTGTCGTGGGAGTTGTCGTCGAGCTGGTGGTGGTTGTCTCGGGCACCGTGGTGGACGTCGTCGTCGTTGCGGGTTCGGTGGTGCTGGTGGCAGCTGCGGAAGTTGTGGTGGGGTTGGGTTGCCCGTATGACCAGACGTATTCGGGGCCGGGGTCGCCATCCTTCCAGGCAAGGCAATCTGCCCAGGTAGGGCGCAAACCAGCTGCGTAGTGGTCGTCGGGTTGGGTCATAGCCCAGCTGACGGTGTTGCTTTCCCAGCATGTCCAGCCGATGGCGTGGGCGTTGCCGGGCCATAGGAGGGCTAGGGACACGGTTGCGGCGGGTATCACCCACCGCGTTGTCATTCGAGCGGTTCGGTGGGTTCGGGCAGGGCGGCGATTTCTTCGGCGGTGAGTTCGCGGGTGATGGTTTCGCCGGTGGCCGCGTCGTGGAATGTGCCGATGAGCGGGTCAGACATTGCTACGCCTTCCTGTAGCCGTACACAAAGACGGTGCCTGTAATGGTTCCCGTTGCTGGGATTAATGCAAAGCCGTCGAACGCTGTTGTGCCAACGAACGTGTTGTAGTTCGAACCTCCGAGAGCGGAGTTGCTGGCTTCCCAATCAACGGTTGAGTTAGTCCGAACAGCGCGTTGCGGGTTGTAAACATTCACGATTTGGGTGCCTTCTTCGGATGACACCGTCGAATAATTGCCTAAAAAATGACCTGTTGTCACGGGAAAATCGTAAACGTAACCAGTAGTGGAATTGTTGGGGTAGAAACCTTGCCCGTAATACTGGTTGGTACTATCCGTTGCTCCTGCGGCCCGGTACTTCAAACGGACGTTAGTTGCTGCGGAACCTGTGCAAGTGTTGATTAGCAGGTAATTCCACATGGTTGACGTGAAACAGTTGTCCACATTGACAGCCGATGACCCGCTGTAAGTAACGCTGGTGACGTACACAAGGCCCGCGTTCGCCAAATACGTGTTCGTGTCAGACGCAGTCAACACCTCACCCGTCGTAAACGTCTTAATGGCCATGTCAAAATCCTAACCTGTTGTTATCCAAGGTGCCGTAACCAGCTGTGTTTCCCAACACCAAAAAATTGTAGTACGACGTCCCCGCCAAATTGAACGTCACCAGGGTGCGCTGCGTATCTGAGCTGATTGTGTAACCGATGACGTTTGCAGTGTATGTCTGGCCCCGCAATGTGATGTTTACGCCAGTGTTGCCGTCGTTCAGGGTCGTTATCACCCGGTTCGACGTTTCGTCGTTCAGCAGCACCGTCATACGGTTAGGCGTGTTTGTTTGCACCGACAGGCCACCCAACACATAGTTGCCAATGTCCGTCGCGGCCCCAGTGTCCAGCGCGTAAGTGTCCTCCTGGTACGAATACAGGCCCGTCCCTACCACCGTCGCGCTGCCACCGTTGATGGTGATCACAACGTAGGTCGAGTAGTTGTCGGCCATCGAGAGGAACTGCACCTGCTGGTAGCGGGTCGCGGCCCCACCGGCGTCGCTGTAGTTGTAAAACGTCGTGTACTGCTGCCAGCCACGGGTGTACATCGTAAGGCCGTCACCGCTTGCGTACAGCAAACCCTGCTCGGTGTTCAGGTTGCTTTGCATAACCGACAGCGCCGACTCGGCTGTCACAGTCGTCGCGGAAATTGTTTTGTTTGCGACTGCCACAACGTCGTTGTACGTCAACCCGGTGTCAGTACAAATGTCTTGAAACACGACGCGGGTGCTAGTCCCACCTGCCCAGGTGCGGGTTATCTTGCTGCGGCCCAACACCGCAAACGCGTCCTCCAGCTCCAGTGTCCAGGTATCCATTGAGGACACCGTGCCGTAGTTGATCTGCAGGTCGGCTACGCGGCCCGTGTAGGTGGTGCTGCTCGCTGGCGTGCTGTTCGGGTTCGTCAGCACACACGTCACAAGCCGCCCAATGGCTAGTGACGGCAACAGGTCAGGTCGACGCCCGGTAATCGTGATGCGGCCAGAGCTGTAGTTGTCGGTCAGTACCCGCAAACCCTTAGTGACGGTGACAGTCTGGACGTTGCTAATCGTCGCTGACGGGCTGCTAACCGTGATAGTCCAATACGGGATTGCCATGTCAGAACGTCACTGCAATGGGTATCGGGCCGTTCTGCCTGTACCAGCGCTGGATTGCGTCCACCACCGCGTTCGGGTCGCCACCGTTGACGTTGATATTGACGTCAGGGGTTGCGGTTATCCCAGCCAAAGCACTGGTGTCAATCTGTGCCAAAGACATGTTCTCAAAGCTGATTGACGGCACACCCTGAACGCCGACCCAGCCATCTGGGCCGCTAGGTGTCGCCACAGCGCTTTTAGCGGCGCTGGTGGCCTTCTTGGCGGCGCTGCTGGCATAACCAGCCCCCAGCCCAGGAATCGCGCCAGAACCGCTCCCAGCGCCTCCTGCGGCAATAGCCATGTCACCGGCCGAGATAGCCGCCACTGTTGAGCGGGAGCCGCCGCCCTCGTCGCCCATACGGCCCAGACTGACCTCGCCTAGGTAGGGAATGTCCTTAAAAGGGTTGATGAGGTTCAGGCCGCGAATAATGGTATTAGTGGCCTTGACCCAGGCATTAGCCATGAACTCGATGTAGCTGGCCACGCCGTTGACAACGGTGCGCACGACGTTGCGGAAACCCTCAAATTTCGTGTACGCGACCGTGATGCCGGTAACCAACGCGGCGATACCGACCGCGATAAGACCGAACGGGTTGAGCGCCATGGCGGCGTTCACGGCCAGAATGGCCGTGGCGACGCCCGCAATCGTGCCGGCAATAATCGTGAACGCCTGGGGGTTGTCCTGCGCCCACTCAGCCGCCTTCTGCAGGTACGGCAGCACCTTCTGGATGGCCGGCAGCAGAGCGGCCCCAATGGACTCCTTGGTTTCGTCCAGGGCCAACTTCATCTTGGCAAACCCGCCCGCAGCGGTGTTGCTTGCCTCCTTGGCAGCTCCGCTGAACGTGCCCTGAAGCGTGGCAAACACTTCTTCAAGGCTGGCGCCGTCCTTGATCATTTGACGCACTGACGGGTCAAGCTTGGCCAGCGCGTTCAGGTTGCCGCCGTACGCCTTCTCCATGGCCTTAGTCACCGTTTCTAGGCTGGTGCCCTTGGCGGCGGCAATGTCCATGGCAAGGCTTGCGGCGTTTTGCGCCTCGTTGACGTCCTTAGTGACGCGTACCAGCCCAGCCAGCGCCGGGCGCAGCTGGTCATCGGTAATGCCAAGGTTGCGGCCCTGGGCGGTGATGTACTTTTCGACCGACTTGATCTGCTCGTCAGTCGCCCCAGTGGTTGCCTTCAACTGGCGGGCAAGCATCTGCTGGGATTTCTCGTCCTCCATGGCGGCCTTGACCGCGTCACCCATCGCCACCGTCAGGGCGCCCAGCGCGGCAGCTGCTGGCACCGCCGCCTTTTTGATCGCAAATTGGGCTTTTTCGCTAGTGGTTTCTAGCTGCTTGAACTCCTTAATGGCTTTTTTGACGCCCGTGTCAACAAACTCGGAAACAATGGGGATGTTAATGGCCATTAGCGGGTTTCCTTGTCAACAGTTCGCATGACGTCGCGCACTAGGCGCTCAAACCCGGCCTCCAGTGCGCGGCGGTTCTGCTCGACGGCCTTAGACAGCACACGGGTTTCGGTCGGTGCCACCACACCAAGATTGCGGCCAAGAATGTTTGCGGTCTTGCGGCCGGCGACCTCAAAGATGACGGCACCGGGGTCGGTCTGCTGGATCAGGATGACATTGCTGGTTTTGCGGGACGTGTCAACCTTGACCTTGGTGCCTCGGCGGGCCTTGGCGACGCTGTACGGGAACAGGGTGCGGCCCTTGGCTTTCCACTGGCGGTTCATGCCCGACAGCGGCATTTCGGGGTAGGCGGCCTGCGCGGCCTTGACCGCCGGTGCCCCGATCTCCTTGGCGTCACGGTTGAACTGCTTACGCAGCTCGGGGTCGATGCGGCGCAGCTGCTTGATGGCGTCCTCGACGCCTACCAGGCTTATGTTGGCTGTCGTCGTCACCGTTGTTTCCTCGCTTGCTCGTTCAAGATACTAACCACCGTGGCTAGCGCCTGCCCGCTGAACGGGATGTCGGGTGGCCAGTACCCGGTGCTGACCAGCACCACCGCTAGCGCGTAGTGGTACGAGCCTTTCAGGAAGGGTTTTCGGGTTCCTCCCCAACAACCTCAATGGCAGCCAGTTTCTTGACGTAGTCGTCGAACACTGCTGGTACGACGATGCCTGACTGTTTGCAGGACTCGAACGCCATGAACGCCAGATCCTCAACGCCGATGCCGGACGCCAGGTCGGAAGCTTTCCGCTTGTATTTGCGTTCCCAGGCGACGACCACGAACAGGTTTGTGGTGACGGTGTAGTCCTGGCCGTCGTTTGTGGTGACGTGCAGGTGCAGCTGCATTTCTTCTCCCTCGGTTGGTAGGTGTTTACGGGGCCGTGACGTCGCGCACCCAGGTGCCGCCGGTGAACGTGGCGGTGACCATGGCAAGTTCGCCCACGGTGGACGCAATCGGCGTGAAGTTCTGGAGCATGCAGTTAGCGATGGTGTACTCGGGGTTCGTGGCCGACTCGGTGGTGCCTGACGGGCTGATCACCAGGGTGGTGGTGCCGGTGCCGACACAGCTGGACAGGATGCCCTCGACCTCGCTTGCGCCGTAGCTGAGGAACATTTCCAGGGTCACCTCGACGGACTGAAGGCCCGACACGAAGCGGTGGCCGGTGTCGCCCATGGCGGTGGACTCCAGCGGGTCACTGCCGATGGTGACGGTAACCGAACGGCACTGGTCGGACAAGTCGGTCGTGGTGACGCCCTGCGTGATGTTCACCGTGGCGTTGGAGAGGAATGTTGCTGTGGGCATTGTGTTTCCTTTAGTTGCGCCGCACGGCTACCCGCACGGTTAGGTCGTATGTCGGCAGCTCCTGTCCGCCGCCAATAATCATGACACCTGGGCGGAGGTCTGTCACGGCTATTGGTGAATTCATGATGGTGTCCGCCAATGTAAGCAGGAAGTTGCTTGCGTCCTGGTTGCCGGGTGGCGGGGCGCAGATCCTGATGCGGAGGGTTATGTCGCCCACGTTGTAGGTGAATGCCTCGACGGTTGGCAGCTCCAGGAAGAACGTCATGGGGCGGGCGTTGCGCGGGTCGGTGACAACC